CTATTTCTTATTATTTTCACGTTGAGCAATGATAAGCTTCAAACCTTCATAATCACCAGTAGTCATAGTTCCATTATCAAATTTATCTAACCACGACTTTTCAATCAGCTTTTTATCAACAGCTTGTTTAATATAATCACGTACTGCTGCCTTTGTAGTTTCGTTTGTGAATTGCATTTTATCATCATCCTTCTCTGTTTCTTTTGGCTTCATAGCTTCTTCAATACGATTTAAGAAACTATTCCAACGTTCTTCACTTAAAATTCGATGCGGGCAATATTTGCCGTTCCAGTCCTGGTGTTTTTTCACACGGTCAACACCCCAACCATATTGCTTCAATAACTTGGCAATGTACTGTACTGCGTTTTCTTCTGCAGCAACGTAACAAGCGCCACCACTCTTGCTATAGCAGATTTCAACTCCAATTGAAAGGCGATTACCTTTAGTTAGAGCGTTAGGATCGGTACTACCTCCACCGTCACCACAATGCCAAGCGTTACGGTTGAAAGGTATTGCTTGAATAACTTCTTTATCATCTACAGCTACATGATAAGAAACCTGATTATTATTACTAAGCATGTATGCAATTTCATTAGCTGCTGGTGCATCATTGGCTGTATTGTGTACTGTAATAAATTGAGGGAACATGATATACGGTGCCTTAATTGGATACTTGGTTGGAGGTAATAAGATTTGTCTGAATGTATATGTCATTTGCGCCCACCTTCTTTATTAAGTTTTTCAAGTGATTCCCCAACAATTCCTGGCATATCTACACCTAATGTTTGAAGATTTTCAGCGATTGAACCACCTTCTTTGTATAGGAATAATGCTAATGTGAAACCTGTTAAATAGAAATCTAAGCCAAAAATCAAATCAAGTAGAATAACAAATGTAATAGCAACTAGCTCCCCAATCCATCGAATAATACCATCTCGCATAATCCGTGATTGATAAGGTGATACCTTTTTCCATGTTTTCAATAAACCTGTTACAAAATCCAGTGCTTTAAATGCGAAATATGCAAGTAGCATATATAAAATCGTTGCTGGTACTAATGATAAAAACGGATATTGAATTAATTGTGCAATGTCCATAAGACACCTTCCTTTTTGCATAATAAAAGCCCTCCACAATCTGCGGAAGGCATAAAAAATAACGCTAGCTTTTGCTGCGTTTACTTATCTGCATCTATTAATTTTTGTACAGCTTCTCGCCACAACAACGGCACCTGGTCAACTGTTCGCAAATTCTCTTTAATTAAATCCCAATATAATTTAGCCATTATAAAACCTCCTTGTTTATTAATGTCTCTACTAAATCAGCAACAGCTAATTGATTCTCTGTTTTGTCTCGTTGTTGTGCTTCTGCTGATTCAGCCAATGCCAACATTAACGTTTTATTTTCTGTTTTTACGGCGTTTAGCTCTTTTTGCAAGTCCTTAATTTGTTGCTCGGGCGATGTAGGCGGTAACACTTCGTCAAAATACTTGTAAAATAGTTCCTGTGTATCCGTGTTATAAAATAAATCAGCGCGTTTACCAGGAATGTTTTCAGCTTGCGGCACTTCGTCTACTAGAATACCTTGTTTTAACTCTTCCTCCGTTAGATACTCTGGTACGTAGACGTATGACGCAATACGTTTTATGCTTGGTTCATTTGTCTTTTCTAAAAATAAAAATACTTTTCCCATGTGTATATCCCCTTTATCTTATTACTTTTAGTGTTCTTGTTACTACAGTCGGTACAACGTTAAACGTATCATAAGACCCTAATACAAACGCGTTTTCGGAAAAGCCTAGACACTTTGCGGGACTATTTGTCTTGAAACCCGCACTCCATACTTGGGAGGCTTCAGGAATCGCGATTTTACCGTCAGCAGACATCTTTTGTAATGTAGCCCCTGTATCTGTGTAAAATGCAAAGTAGTCACCCTTAAAACCTAAACCCGTGCCGTTATACGGAACGGTTACAGTGGTTACGACTGATAACGACCTCGTGTATTGCACAATAGCACCACTGGTCAATACAGCTAAACCACCTGTATTATTTGGAGCTAGACCGCCATAAGAGTACGCGGGTTGCACTGAGGTTTTTCCACTATATACAAAACCGAATGAAAACCAATAAACAGCTGTGAAACTCCCTACATAAATTTGGTCCTCTACAGTAGTAATCCAATATGGATAGTCGTTGGTGTAAAGGTATTGATAATAGTTAGAACTTACTGTCACGTATTTGCCGTTACTATCGAACCTTGCGAGATATTCGTAGTTACTGCTTCCAGCGCCCACTAGTATATATGCATTTCCACCAAGTACTTGTACGCAAGTATTTCGAACATTTTCAAATCCAGTAATACTAGGTACTCTATCAGAATTTACACGCGAGCCTGTCATAGCGTCCATCGTCTCGATTCCGATACCCCCAGTAAGGACACCATCGTAGTCCCGGTAACAGGCGTATAGTTTATCGCCAATAACAAGCAGACTACCCATATATTCGTATTTAACGCTTTTAACGTAGCGTGGCAACCCTGTTCTAGTTTCCCAACAATACAGCCACGTATCGCGAGTAGACCCACGATAGGCGAAACCCAACTCAATGCCGTTGACTGTCGCAACTTGTGTAGAGTCCCACCTATGATAAGTGCTTATATTTTCTCTTACACTAGTTTGTATATAGTCCCTGTTTACAAGGTCTTTTACTTTTATCAAGTCGTCTTTATAATATCCACCCCCTTCACCCTGTAAGATAAAAGCCGAACCGTTGAAAGCTACGGAAAATATAGAACCTGACGCAATTTGGCCGCTCGCAACTTGCGCGCCGTTTAAACGCAGTATCGGAAATGCCGCGGTTGTGTAATCCTTTGTTTTTATTGCCAGGGTCATATTGCCTGAGTTAGTAAAGTTACTGAATACTCTAAGTCCCGCACCTTGTTTTGGTTTTTTATTGGCGGTGTCCATAGGTACACTGTCAGAAACTACGACTAACGTGTTAATAGTGCCGCCTCCACTTACCCATGTTGTGTGATGTAATGAACTTTCATGTACTTTTAAAGCTGTATCGATAACCTCAGCTTGCTGATCCGTATACTCTTTAGCATTTGTTTCAACGTTTGTTACTTCGTCCTTTAGCTCATTAATGGCTCCTGCTAATGTCTTATCATTCGTTTCTAAATCAGGAATCGTAGTTGCACCTTCTTGTAATTCACTGATTGCATTCTCTAATACGACCATGTTGTCGTTTAAATCCTGAATGTTCACGTTGTCCGTTAAATCAGGCTTTTTTAAATTTAATTTTGGCGTAAGTTTCATTAAATCACCTCATCCCATATTCTTACCTCGTCCCAAGTCATTTTGCTTACATCGTTCCATGTTCGATTACTTACAGAACCCCAAATATTAAACGTATAAGCATAATCAAATTGCAAATGAGCTGGAACAATAATATCAATAGCTTGCTTTAGTCCTTCTATGTTGTCAGGAATGCCCTTTGAGCCAACGAAACGAATCTCATAAACACCTGGCGTATCTGTTGGATTTACTTCTACTTCTCCGTTGCCAAAAGCAGATGCTACAGCTTTAATAGTTGCTTTGGTTGTTTGGTCAAAGCTTGCTCGATTACGTGATGTAATTTGTTCCCTGCGTTGGTCATAACGCAATGAGCTATTTTGTTTAATACCAAGGTCACGTTCGTAAATCGGCAAGGCTTCAATAGCTGTGTCCACAAAAAGGTTCCTATCAACTATTTCTAGCTGTTGTTCAGTGTTGCGGAACTCTTTGTCCTCTGAGTTTAAAACAGCCCTGAAAATAGTTGATTTGCGCTCATACAGTGGTAATTGCTTAACCAAGTCTATTAGATAATCTTTTGTAGAAACAACTATACTTGTAATCATTTCAGTTTGTGTCTGCATGATAATAGGCGACTGAACTACTTTAACACCTTGCGATTGTAGCTCTGTTATGACTTCATTTTGTGAAGTACCTGACGTTGCTACGGTTACGCCCTGTGCCTGCAGTTCTGTTTTGGTTATCATCAATGCTAATCTAAAACATTCCCATTGGTGAGACGTTAACTCGCCCCATGTAAATGTGGACACCTGGCCCCATTCTGTTTGTGATAATACGTGCATGTCCTCACCTACTTAAGCCGTACAATTAGATAGTTTTTAGGAATCTTGTATTGGCTAGACACATCGATATTCTTTGTAAATTCTGCTTGCGATTTAAACAGCAAATTGCCACCTGTTTTCGCATCATAAATGCCAATGTGTGAAATATCTCCCCAGGACTCTGTAGCAATGGGGAATAAAATATCAGCGTTATTCGATGTTTGACCATCTGTTGGTGTTGCGAATATGCCTTGCTGCCTTGCATAACTTGTCGTGTTCACTTCAACATCGTTATTAAAGAGGGCTACATATACTGTCGCTGTCCTTATATTGTCCGTTAGAACCTTATTTTTCAAATACACTGTCATGTGATTCATTCATTAACACCTCCCATTACTGGCACCCCATCATCAGGGATAACTACATTTGCTGTTGATCCATTGATAAGTAGATCCTGATAATCCATAACTCCGTCACTATCTATAATGAGCGCTCCAATCTTTGCATAACTTACAAATGAAGCTTTAAAGGCTATTTCTTTTAAGTATTTAGTAACGTTCTTTTTGACATTTGTTTTTACAATTTCCTCAGTGAACCCAGGCATTAATGTTAGGGCCACTTTTAAATTGAGAAACAATGCAACTGCAGGTATTACAAGAAGATCCTCAACACCAAACGGCATTTCCTTCTCGATGTGTTCCCTTACATCTTCGACTATCTCAATCGGTGCAGGTAGCTTATTCGCATCGATAATGACAACTTTCATTGTTAATGGGCCATTGTAGCGAGGGAATACTTTTGCATCTCCTACGCCTGTAACTTCTAAGGCCCATTCGTGGTAATGATATTTATTACCTGCTTTCCCTGGACGTTGCAACTTATCGTAATACCGTTGGCGTAAATCATCATCGCTTTCTTCATCGTAGCCATCCACAACAGGCTCAGGATTATACACATTGATTAAGCCTGGTATCGATACAGGGAAATTTTTAATTGTATTAGCTGGCACATTTCCTATTTGGCCAAACTCGTTACATTGTATTCTGACATGGGCTAATCCACTTTCATTTAGTGCTACTTCTTCGATTACCGTAAATAAAATGGTTTCAGTACCTACCATTTCGCCAGTTCTTACAATCGTTCCAGCTGCACCCGATACAATGACAGTAGTTGTAGCTTGTGTGGCCAACTTTCGACTTTGCCCTGTTCGTTGATATACGGTACGTGTTAATTCATCACCTGTTAATTTTTCAACGTCTAATTTATCTTGTACTTCTGCAATCTTCTTTTGCTGATTTGCAAACTCAACAGCTGCAGGTTTTGTTGCATCATAAATAAATTCGCCTTTTGCCTTGTCGTACTCGTCATTAATGCCTAACATCATACGATCATGAATGAGTTTTTCATTTTCCACTTTAAGCAGCCACCTCCTTTAACTGTTCATCAATATCAAATGCACCTTCTACCGTGATAACTCTAAATTGAATTCGCATCCATTTCCCATCACGAACAAATTGCCACTCCTGGACATCTTGAATGTGTGTATGCTCCAATAATGCTGCAGTAACTTCTCGTTTAATTTCAGCTTCTACAAAAGCGCGCGGCAAGCTAGATCCTATTAAATCCTCCAATGTAGCACCGAAAGGAATATCCTTGTAAATTCTGAAACGAAAACGCTCAGTCTTTAAAACTTTTAAGATCCATTGCTTCAATGTTTCAAGACCATGAATTGCAACCATCTTTCCATTACGAATTACAAAGTCACCTTTATCAAAATCATATAAAAAAGACTTACCAAGTGGCGGCAAGTCTATTTCAGTTTCCTGTGTATTAAATTCAAGTTCTGCAATCTTAGGTAACATCAAACTTCACCGCCTTATCGATAACATAATAGAGTTCATCATCAGCTGTTGGTATTAAAATAACTTCATCACCGTTAATTAAGCCTTTATTAATAATTGTTTCAGTAAATATTAAATGCTCATTATCTAAAGTGATTGTTTCGTTTAGCTGTATATTTGTATTTGGTGGAGGTGATATGACAATTCCAGTTGTCATAGATTTTGAAGTACCTGCAGTGCTGGCACCACCACCACCGCCATTTTTAATTATCACAGCTAGTTCAGTTATTGCATCCATTTACTTCACCTCTAAGCTAGGCTTCATCGTGTGGATTCCTTTGCTGATTGTATGCAACACATCTTTAATTAAAAATGTACCCTTAATGCCTGTCACTGGCTCCTCTAATTTAAACAGGCGTCCAGCTCTAAAATTATCATCACCCATTAATTCAACATCATTTTCCTCTATAACTTTTGAAAACTGCTTTAATTCATTTTCAGCAATCTGTTTAGCGCTTTTCTTCTCATTCTGATCTAGCTTAACTACTTTAGTAATTCGGCCATATTTCTCAACCATTTTATTATCCGTTTTTGTTAAAACAACTTTATCATTGTTGCCTACAATCTGAATTGTGTTGGCCATGTCCACAATGCTACGTTTTTTAGATGGATTCATAATAGCTGAATGGATGTCGTACTTTGTACCACCTGCATAAAGTTGAAATGTTCCAGTAACTACTACATTACTTTGTTTTTCGATATATAGTTTACCCTGGCGCATTTCCATTAAATATTTCACGCCTAACGATTTTTCTGCAGTCTCTAAAATGTCTTTAATAATTTCACTTACTTTTTTATCGTTATAAATTTGTGCTATTGGTTTAGGAATAGATACAATTTTACCAATTTGAATATTAAAGTCTTTAGCTATTTTCTTAATACAGGCATCCGCAGATAACTTTTTAAATTGATATACAGCTGTGGATTTATTTAAATAAAAGGCATAGTCAAATCCAATGTATGAAATAGGAGAAGTACCACTCTTTACCTCGTCCACAATAATAACACGCGTGATTTCTTTTCCGTTGTTAAGCAAAACAACCATATCGCCTATATCGCACGGATTCACTGGAAAGTAATTTGTATCATTGAAAGCAATGCTAAAATTAAGTTCATCCCCTAATTCCGCCATGTTACTACGCCAGGTTAGAGTGCCTATCATTGGTGTTATATTCGTCTTAGTACCACCCTTGATTAACCATAATTCGTGGGCCATCATTTCACCTTCTTCTTTTCAAGATTAATAAACTTAAATTCTGATAGGCTGAGACTGTAATAAATATCGCCCGACCCATCTTGCGGGCCATATTCAAAGTTTTCAATAGTCATTGCTAAATTAATTGGTGTGTTTGTGATGATTAAACGAATAGGGACTCTCTTATCAATCCAAGATTCAATGATTTCAACGTATTCCCAACCTTTATAGGCTCGATTTCGAGAAAAAGGATAATGTTTTAAAGGGAAAAAGGTTTCAATTGTTAAAGCCTTCAATCCCCTACGGCCAATTACTTTAATATCGCCCTGGTTAATTGTTGTGAATGTTTCATTATTCATCGGGCTAGGTATTTTAAATTCAGCTGGCACTATAGGAAGTTGAATTATTTGTTTGCGATTATTGATACTTAAAAATATATCCATCTTTTCAACCTCCCTACATATTGGCCAATCTTAATTTAAGCATTGGTACAAACTCTTCCACAACTTCTTGTGCTGTTACACCTTTAGCGTTCAAATTTTGAATAATAACAGTTACGCCACTTGTTTGACTTTGAGGTGAAACATTAGGTGAACTTGTAACCGTTGTTCCTCCTGTTGATGTGGTTGGCTGAATCATTTTGTCAATGTTGTCTATGTTTCCACCTGCAGCGCGAACACGTTCAGCTTGTCTTGCTGGAATAATCATTTCATCTTTGTGGATTTGTGCTAAATGATCGTTAGGTATGCGATTTGAACCAACATCATACTGTGGAACACTCCCACCAGCTGATTGCTTGTTAATTTTATCGACACCTGCTTTAACATCTCCCCAACTGACTTTAGGTATAATAGGGATATTTACACCAGGAATTTTATTGATTACTTCAATTAATTTGTTAATCTGGCTAATGACGAAATTCACACCTGCTCCAGCTGAGCGTTTAATAGCGTTCCAAGCTGTTTCCCAACCATTCTTAACTGTGTCCCAGTTACGATATAACAAGACACCAGCGGCAACCACTGCAGCGATACCAACAACCACCCATGTAAGAGGACTCGCAAGCATAGCTGAATTCATTGCCCACTGTCCAGCTGTCGCTAGGCCCATAGCTGTTCTAAAACTACTAATCATTGTTGAAACTGTTGAGATTACTTTCAGGGCGCCCATTCCTGTAGCTACAACGCCTACCGCTGTACTTACACCAATAAGAGTTTCTTTGATTGGACCCCAATTCTCTCTTACCGTGTTACCAAATTCGAACGCCTTTTCAACAACGCCCTGAATTGCTGGTACAAGTTCATCAGCTTTGTCAGCAACACTTTGTAAAAACTCCTGCGCTCCTGCTCCGTTTACAACATCGGCAATTCCTGTCTGTAACTCTCGCCAGGATGAAACTAGCCTATTTTTTAAGCTTCCTTCAACTTTGGATGATGCAGCATCGGTCGCCCCTTCAAAGTCTTTCATAGCTTCTTTCGATCCAAGCATTGCGTACATGGCTCCAGACTCCAAGTCCTCCCATTTTGTACCGAAAAGTGAAACGGCCAATTGGTTAGCAGTAACCTGGTCATCCATACCTTGTAACTCGGCTGTTACAGCACTTGCAACCTCAGCTACAGTTGCTTCGCCTCTATTGAATGATTCCCAAAGGTCAAATGTTGATTTACTCATGGCTGACATTGTTTCATCTGTTGATTTCGAGCCGTCTTTAACCCTGATTTGAAACTCTTTCATAACATCATTCACGTAGTCCAGATTGTAAACACCAGCTTTTGAGCCTCGTTCCATGATGCCGAAATATTCTTCTGCGCTATATCCCATATTGCCAAATAAAGATGAGTACTCGGCTACATTGTCAAACATCTCATTACTAAAGTTCAAACCACGTTGGCCACCTGCAGTAAATAAGTCAAATGCTTTATCTGCAGATATTCCGAATGCTTCCATCATATTGTTCGTACCGCGAGTGACTTCGTTTACATCAGAATCAAAAGTTTTACCTAATAACATTGCTTTGGAAGTAACATTACTAAGTTCCCCATTATCGATATTCTTCATGTTTTGTTTTACACGCGCTAATGCATTTGTTACTTCATCAATGTTTTCTCCGTACCCTTTGTTAAATACTTCTTTTGCGGCACTTCCGTACACTTCCATTTGCTCAGCGGTTGCACCTGTTTGAGCTTGTAACATATCTAAAGAGCTTCCCATGTCCAAGATAGATTTACCAACACCCACACCAAATGCTGCAACTCCTGCAGCACCTAACGCTCCAGCACCCATTGCCACCGTTTTAAATGCCTTAGTAGCACCTTGCCCGAAACGTTGTATTTGATTTCCTACCCTGGTAACACCTCGGCCAAAATCATCTGATCGCTCACTAGCACGCTTTAAATTGCTGGAAAAATCACGATCTTTCAATGTTAAGATTGCAGATATAACCCTTTTTCCCATTTCCTCACCGCCTTTAGCAAAAGAAAAAAGCTAGAACGGTATTGTTGCAATCGCTCCAGCTTTCCAATGTTTATTTCTTTCTTCCAATTCCTTGTCCAAACTTGCTGTCATAAACAGCTTTTCGTCATAAGGCAAATTTAATAACTCATCAAGCTTACGCCCTTTTTGAAGATAGTGATGAAGAAAATAAAAATCATCATCACTATCAATTAGTTTTTTATAGCTTTAACTCCGCCTTTTTTGTACCCTGCTAATTCAAGTGCCATGCCTGATAATTGTTCAATTTCACCAGGATCAAAGATTTTCGCCACGATGTCGGTTGGTAATGTACAACCGTATGCTTTCTGTAATTCTGCATCTTTCAAATCTGGTTCAACCATCGTGTTATACACCATGTACGCATCTGCGTCTGTATCGTTATTTTCATCACGAGCCATTTTCATTGTATCGATACATAAAGACTTTTCAGGTTTACGCAAAACAACTTCAACGCCTAAACGCTCTACAATCAATGTCTCAGTGACATCATCCTTCACTTGGTATTTTTCTTTCTCTTTCATTAAATCCGTAACTGATAATCGTTTGATTTCTTTTTTAGTCATAATAATTTTCCTCCGTTATATTTATTTAGGCGCTAATTAAATCGATAGGATCGTAATCTGCGAAGCTAAATGGCAATTCTTCAGACCCGACAGATTTTTGAGCAAATTGCATTAACATGAATTCATTGAAAGTTACTTCTTTAATGGCTATGCGCTCAGAACCTAAAGCGTCAGGATCGGCAAGCTTGCCCACGATATTAACCTCAGGTACTTTTCCCTTTTTTACATCAGCTGCTAATAACTTTGCTCCTCGGCTATACACTTTTTTCACTTTTAAAGATCCTTCACCTGTCCAACCTGTCATTTTTTTATGAGTGGCTGGATCTTCTGCCATGTCTACATCTTCGAAATTAATAGAAACTTTAGCTTCAAATTCCTCAACATCTAGCCATTTTTCATTATTTACCCACACACTACCGTAAGTACCGTTAATCACTTGATTAGATTTGAATTTTTTAGTCATATGTTCCCCTCCTTAAATCGCAATATCTAGATCTAAATCCTCCATAGCATCAACAATTTTGATTTTCCCACCTAAAAATACGTTTCGTTTAAAGGTTCTTTCTTTTACTTTTTGATCGTCCCAATCGGATGTATCAACGCTTATCTTTTCCCATGCAGCACGTTGTTTTTTAACACTTACCTCTGCTAAGTTATCAAAGTTAGAATCTAGTATTTCTTGATCTCCTAACCCTGTAAAATACACATTGATAGATTGGAAAAATAGTACCTGATTGTCATAGGTGTTGTTTAATTTACCGATGTAATATTTATCAAATGTTGTTCGTATATCGTCTTTAATCATGTCCTGCACTTCCATCACACGAATAGATTTAAAGTCTTCCGTTTTTACCCCTATAAGTGTCGTTAAACTATTTACACCTCGTCCAATTTTAATAACTTCGCCATCATTGATAAGAATAAGTTCACCGTTGTCAACGGCTTCATCAGGATCTTCTAATTCTGTGATAGTATCGATTTCAGGAAGTTCATAATAAGTAGCTGAACGAGTAAACGGCAACCCTGCTAAAATCCCAGCAATTCGGCATGTATAATCAGATGTTGTATACTCTTTCTCACCGACTTTAATTCCTGCAGTTGTGAAGTTAATTACCCCTTCATGATCGGCTGGGGTGTTAGGTAATACAGCTTTAAAGGTCTTTTTCTGATTACGCTTGGATTTGACCCAAGAATCAATGATTGCTGAGTCCTTATCTTCAATACCTGGAATAGCCAAGTAATTAAAGCGTTTATTATTTAATCGTACCAATGCGTCAGTGTAATTCTCTGCAGTCGTTGGCAATCGTTCAATAATAATTTTGCTTGGTGTACCCATAAACGTTTTCTGAATGTAATCTAAATTTTTTGGAGACCATTCATCCATTTCTATTTCGTCAAAACTTTTGTACACCACCGTGTCAGCTGTCTGCACTTCATCTTTTAGAATCAAAGCTACAATCCCTAACTGACTACGTTTGATAACATTCTCGGCTTTACCAATAAACTCAATATTAATAGCAGGTAGGCCCATTTTTTAATCCCCTTCCTCAACCAATTCACCCATAAGCTCAATTGGATATTTTTCATAAAAATCTTTTCCATTCTTTATTTCATCTTCGATACCAATGTCTTCATTTTCGTATTCACGGCCATCAAAGAATAGAAGATCAAATTCAAACTGTAGCACACCATCAATTTCATCAAAATACGGTTCGACTATGTCTAAATGACGACCTTCCACACTAAATTTAAGATCAAATAAATCGCCTATCTTTTCTTGAACATCTAATAATTCAATCGTGCTATCATTTTCATCTGCAGGAAAATAAAAAATGCGAACCGTGCAAGACTTTTCAACTTGTGTTAAATAGCCCTCACGCTTCACATTATCTAATTCCACTTTAAACGATGGCCGTGTAAATCCTTTGTTTACAGATTTACTTGAAACCTTTAATCCATTGAAGTTTGTTTTTAAGTTTCTGGTCACTGTTGTTCTGATATTTTCGAATGTAATCATAGTTTCTTTTTCTTCAACAGATCATCAAGCCATTTCACTGTTTCCTTTTCAACGTCACCTGAGCTTTCAAAATCTCGCATTCCTTTGTCTAAAGGTTTTTTACCTTGCACAAAATCACCTGTTTTATTGCCCTCATGGTCTACCATCCAATGCCCGTCCTCAATCAAGTGAGCGTGTGGAGATGAATTGTAAACACGTACAACCAGCTCGCCCTGATAACCGACAAAGACTTTTCCTCGTTTCCACTTTTTGTGGTACATACCTGTTTTCTTTTTTACGAGACTTCGAGATTTTTTAGCTACCGTTGCCCTTGCTTTTGAGCCAATTTTACGCATCAATTTTGGAGCTTCTTTTGGCATCTCCTTTATTGCTATATCATACAAATCCTTCTGAAAGTCAGTTAAACCGTTCATTTGAATGCTCAATTCAACACCTCCTGGACAAAGATTTCTAGCCACTCGTTTTCAAAATAAGGATTGAGAATATATTTAATTTCAAATTTATGACCCTTAAATCTAATCTGCATTTCTTTTGAAATGAATTTCCCAGCTGAATATCTCACCTTAATTTTGTGTGTAACATTCGTAAGGACGGTTTCAACTACTTGTTTTTGAAGCGACCCTGTTTGTGGAATTATAGATGACCATATCTTTTCGATCTCCTCAAATTCATTGGTTGTTTCGCCTAATCGATTTTCGACCTCGACATTACCCCAAATACTAATCCTTTTATTAAGGTTATTAGCTTGTTGTTTCGGCATAACTATACACCTCCTGAACAATAAAAGGTGTAATCGCATCAAGTGCTTTTTTCATTTCATCCTCTGCTACTCGGTATTCATACATAATTCCTGCAACCATCAGTACCAAGTATTCTTGTTCTGCGCCAGTTGCATTTTTCACATAACGCCTGGCATTTCTTAAATAAAAGGACAGTGAAGAATCCTCTTCACCATCCTCTCGAATGTGTTCCTTAAATTGTTCTAATAACTGATCCATCTAATCAGCTCCCTGGTTTAGTCGCTCCCACTTCATAACGGTAAACAGCTGGTTCGAATGGTGAATAGATTAATTGACCATCGATAAGGTTGTAAATTTGGAAACCGACTTTATTTGTGCCTGCATATTTTTCAACAAGCTTTTGAAGCTCCATGCCACCTTTAATCTCTTGAATGTGGAAGGCTTTGAAATCTCCAAAGTAGAATACTGGTTTTGTTGAATCTTCGCCATCAGCTGCATCCGTAAAATCTAAATTATGACCAAGTAATTTATACCCTAAGCCATCAGGTGTCTCGTAAAGAAGTGGTCGGCCATTTGCATCTAGTAAGCCCTCAAGAGCAGTCAGAGCCGCGCCATTTACAATCCACATTGCTTTTTTACGAACTTCTGTTGTTACTTGACCTTTCATTTTAACAAGCTGAGAATATAGCTTATTTGATAACCCTGCAGCCTCTAAATCCACTGGAACAGTTTCATAGAATGCAACGGCTTTCTTAGCGAGTGCGCCAGGGTTTTCATTACCTGAATCATTACCATTGAACATGTAATTTGTTTCTTTACGCACATAAGCTTTTTTCAATTCATCAATTACAATCTGCTCAATTTTTACCCCTGTACGTTTTAGTAATTTTTTCGTGATTGTAGCAAGCGCATCAAATTCAGCTGGATCTAAATCGATAGAATCAAACTCAATATCTGTTTCTTCGATTTCATCACCTTTACCGCGTTCTTTTTTACGTACATTTGCCTCTGCTTTCTTAACAAGTACAGGGTACTTAACATCTGCATCTGTGGCTACATACGAACCGTGTTTACGTAGTAAATTTTCTTCTTGTGCATATGTGATAACTTCTTTAGCAATCTCCACAGGGACAGTTACTGAGCCATTTCCTGCTTCAATGCCAAGTGATCGCGCCTCTCCTTCTGAGATATTACCAACAACGAAATTAGCGAATGCGGAACGAATTTCAGCTTCACGCTTCTTAGTAGACGTAGCATTTCGCGTTGATAAGGCACTTTGAATAGCATTAACTGCAGATCGTGCAGACTGAGACATACCACCACTGCGATTTTCTGGATCAGATTTAGAGTTAGATTTATTCTTGTCTTTGTCTTTGTCTTTGTCTTTGTCTTCGTCCTCTTCTTCGTCCTCTTCGTCTTTCTCTTCATCATCTTTATTACCTTTATTATCGGCACTACGATTTTCAGGTTCTTCATTACCTGGATTGTCTTCTAAATCAGCAAGGGCTTGTTCTGTTTCCGTAAGCTCTACAGAAATTTCTTCAATCTCAGCATTAACACCTTCGATTGCATCTTCTGCGATATTTCCAGCCTCTAATTGTGATCGTAATTCTGTTAAACGACCTTTTAAACGTTTCTGTAATGCTTTTAATAGTTTTTTATTCATGCTTGTTTTCCTCCAAAACTGAGTTTATTTTTTGTATTAATTTCAATCGTGTTTCAATCGATTTATTAGCTTCTTTTGAACGCAACGATACTTCTGTATCTTCATATGCTGGAATACTTACAACGCTGATTTCATGTAATTCAACGCTGTTAATTGTTCGAACAGGTATTTCAGGTTCCCAATCCCACGATTCACCAGTAGGAATAAATCCAAAAGAACATTGCGATATATCACCACGTTTTAAGCTTTCGGATAAATCCCTGGCCAATGTTGTATTTGGTAAATCTACCTCAAATTTAAGCCCTTTAGCGTCCTCTGACAGGCGTAATGTTCCACTCTTGGTTCGTCCTAACACGTTGTTCCAATCATGGTTAAACAGCGCGCGAATATCTTCATTTGAGACAATCGCCTCTGCAAATGCTCCTGGTTCAATAACTTCTGTGAACGTTCCACCAATATCAGTTGGGGAATTAAATACAGCTGCATAACCTTCAATTACATTTGATTCTGAATCGCCCTGGCTCCTGGTTTGAAGGCCTTGAATATCAAGTGTCCGAATCTCCTTTTGCTTGGCCACCCTCGTCACCTCCTTTCAAGCTGTTATCAGTAGCTTTATTAATGTCTTCACCTGCGATTAAATCTTTGGAAATGTACAACTTCATTGATTCCTCGGTGAATAATCGGTCAAAGCCTAGTAAGCCATCGCGAGCATCGTCAGGTGTAGCGACCATTGTTCTAACCAGGTTATAAGCAATATTTGTTTTCGTGCTGTACGGTACAAAGTCCAAAATATTAATCTTGAATTTCAACCGTAAATTTGAATTTGGGCCGAAAAAAAGAAGACTCAAATGGTCTTCGAAATTTTGCATTATAGATTTAACAGATTTATTGTGTAAGTACATCATGGCTTTCTCTAAGTCCGTCTTTAACATTGCTCGATATGTTTCAACATCGATATTTAAAAACTTTCCAAGATCCTTTTTATAAACATTTAAGTATGAGAGTATTTTTGCATCATCGATAGGGCTTTTAAGCTCATCAATCTCATAGCCTTTACCCAACGGAATGAGTTTAATTGTGCGACTTTCATCAATACCCTCTAACTGATCCAGTATTGAATTAATTAGAATCGATTGAGCACCATTTTTAGGGTTGATATGAGCGTCTAATTTTAATAGGAACGCTAGAATGCCACCCTTTTTATACTTATCTGTAAGCACCTTTTCAGCGCTCATAACACCTTCTAACGTGTCCTTCCCTAACTGCTTTAATCCAACACCTGTTAAATGGTTTAGCCCTATATTCTTAATGTGCCGAATCATCTTAGAAGGTATTTCAGTTCCGTTGATTTTAAAACGCTCCTCTAAATTACTGTCTAATTCAGCATCTACATTCGATACAATGTGAATCTCCTTGCCTGTGTAAAAAGGAAACACTTCTCCCTCAACTAAATAGGTGTTTACCATAAGCTTCATAAATTCCGTACCGGTTAAATATTTGTTAGGATTCCGCAGCACTTTTAAAATCGGATGGTTCGTAATATCTTTGCCTGTGTCCTGGTCTTCAACAACTACCTGAGCCAATGTAATTTGATTACTTATGTCTTGCAGCAACTCATAAACATCACTTGAGTGTAAAATATTTTCGTCATCAGCAAACCATCCATTTAACCTAACACTTCCACCTATTGAATCCTCGATTAATCCTCGCTTCTCAACTTGGCGTACTAAAAATCTTGAAAACCTATCCCTTATTCCCACTATCTCACCTCTTTTCTAAACCTATTTAACCCTTCATCTGACAAAATATGATAATATATTCCCGGTAAGGAGGTGACAAATCATGACACAAATTCCATATGCTCACTCAAATGGCCATCTATCTGTAAAAGTAGATTTAAAACACGCTGCTGAAGTTTTTCTAGTAGATTCAATTAATTTCAACAGGTACGAATCAGGGCTAGATTACACATATCACGGCGGGTATTATACAGAAACACCTGTAACTATAAACGTAAAAGGTGTTGGAAGATGGTATCTTATTGTCAACAATGATGGCGAGTATTATAACTATAGTTTTTATTAACAAAACCAAAACAGACTACCTTTTTATATGGTAGTCTGTATCACCGATAGATTGATTTCACATACTCATCTAATCCATCCATACTTTCAGCCATCATGTTTAATGTCTCTTTATGAGCAATTAAAAAAGCAACAAAACCGTCAATATGTTCAGGACTTTTTCGCTTGGATGGTGTTTTTAAATTATTGATATTTGTAATTACTTTGGCATTTGAAGCACAGAAAACAAGTAACGGATTATCTGTTATTACTTTGTCTTGTAAAAGAAGAATTTCGAAATCGTCAAATGGCTCGTTCATTACAGCTGGATACTGCGGCACTTCTACACATGGTACACCTAACATTTCCCACTGTTCAACAAGCTTTTCGGCCAATGCAGGATCATAATTTATTTGGCGTAAATCGAAATTATCAAATACCCACTCAACATATTCATTCACCATATCTTCACTTACTGTTTTACCAGGGCATAATGTCACGAATCCTTTTTCTGCAAGTTCACGATATGGAACATTACGCTGCAGCTCTTTCTCTTCAATCCCAAACTCAGGAATAAAATACATCTGCTTCACTTTTAAGATTGGTTCGCCATCATCATCATCAAATGTCGGCACATTAATATTCACGCATGTTAAATCGGTGCGTCTTGATAAATCGACTCCAATAACGCACGTTAAACCTTCAATTTCGCCAAGATCATCAACAGTCATTTTTTCTAATTGGTCAAGGTCAAAATAAGTCTCGGCATAGTTCACGAATATATTTAAATGCTTAGATAAAAACTCGGCACGGTTAAAGCTGTTGTTTTGAGCCTCTAGAAACGCATTTTCTAAAAATGTCATGTTTACAGAAACTCCGATATTCGGATTTACCATGCGCCACACTTCGCGATCTTCCCAATCATAGCCCTTGTTCGGTTCGTATATCATCACAAACCAAGAATCGTCATTATCGTTCTTCATAGCCTCTTTAGCATAGGCGTGTATTTGAGCGCCCAATGCTCCTGTTTGCTTTCCAGCTGTTGTTGTGATGATGTTCAAAGGTTCTTCCTGGGCAATTTGAGCAGAACGCAAGTTATCATACTGCTCGCGATCCATTTGGGCATGTACTTCATCAAAATAATTACAGTAAGGATTTTTACCCTCGTTCCCTGCGTTATCTTTTGTTAGAACTTTTAATGTGTTGGCATATTTTATGCCGTCTTCAACAAAGGTGTATTTAACAGATCTGACCGAATCCTCTTTACCCTTGTAAATTCGTGTACCTGGACGCAAATCAGGGCTATTTTCAATCGTTAGGCCAATAGGAATAGCTGCATTTTGGCATTGTTCAAATGTATTGGCTGATATATAAAAGTCAGCGCCTTTAACACCCTCGCCATACATGCCATAAATTACAGGACTACCGCCCATAATTGTTTTACCGTTTTTCTTTGGCACCTGTAGATATGCATTTCGAACAACTCGCACAGCTTTTCCAAATTCATTTTCACGCTGCCATCCGTAAATATTAGCAAAGTAGAACTTTTGCCAAGTTTCCAAGATTAAAGGTTGGCCAGCCCATTTCCCTTTCGCGTGTTTCAAGAAAGTTTCGGTAAAATAAAGCATGTCATTGGCTTTGTCATTATCAAACCAAATATCCTTGCGCTTCTTCCATCGTTTATAACGCTTCACCATTTGTTTGATACTGTGAGGATAGGCTTTTGGATTAGATTCAAACTCTTTTACAAATTCATCAGAATAATTCACTTCAAAATCAATCATGATTGCATTTTCCTTTGTCTAAATTGTACAAGTTTGCTACTTTCATTTTCGTTTTCGTCAGGGGTAGGAACATTGTTCTTATCCTCGTCACCTTTAGCAAGTAATGTTCCTGATTTTTTTATGAGATCTTTGTTTTTGCCATCTAATCCAAGTTGACCAAGTAAACGAGCTAATTCTTTTCGTAGCTTCTCAGTATTTTCACCAATTTCTTTTGCTTGTTCGTATTCTTCGAAACAATCCAGGTACACTTCAATTAGCAAATCTAAAGCAGGTGAATAGGTTCCAGCCTCAACCAATGAGTCAATAATTCGTTTTTGCTGTTGTTCACGATTAGAAGATTTCTGTTTTGTCACACCTTCATTTGTCACGGTGCTGTGACATTCCTCAGAAGCCATTTTTTCAATCCATTCATAACGGCTTTTCCACTTTCTAACCGTAGACTCTGCAGCACCGACAGCCGTTGCTATCTCTGCATTTGAAAGACTTCCTTCACTCTCTTTAAAAAGCTCAAATGCCTGTTCATATTTTTTGGTCAATACCTATTCACCTACCTTTGTCACACTTAAATTTTTTCAAAAAATCTTTTTGAGGCGCGCAATTACATGCTCATACGGTCTACAGAAAAATGGACAAAAAATTAATTTGATAGGGGGGGCTATCGCTAATTAATCACCAATTAAACTTATATTTTGTATTTGATTTTGTCTCATTCTCGACTATCATGTGACACTTAGGACATAGTGTTGTCACGTTATCAGCATCGAGCTTTAGGTCAGGCCTAACATTGATCGGTATGATGTGATGGTGTTGTGCTGTCTTACCAAACACAAACTTATTACATCGTGTACATCTTCCTTTATCTCGCTGATAACATTCAGACTTTAAATCCCTCCATGCCTCAGTACTATAGAACGGCTTATTGCTGGCACCTACATTCCTTTTCTTTCGTCTATGCTTATCACAATACCTACCCTTGTCTATTAACTGTCGGCATCCTTGCTCACTACAATATTTCATTCTGCATCAGCTACTAACTGCGCCTCGATATATTCACGGATTGTATCAGGCTTCTTTAGATTACCTGGCACTTCGATATTGTTTTCTTCTGCAAACTCTCTCAGCTGTGTAGCAGTCATACCATCTAAATTAATTACGTGTTCTACAACTGACGTAGCTGGTTCACCTGTGCATAACATTGACTCTGGATTCTCAGTCACTTCAAATGATGGATCCTTACCTGCAGGTATAAATATTATTTTCTTATCTTTATTGCACCAGTACTCTGTGCCGTTAGCTGTTGTGCGATATGATACTTTCATTGTTATTCACTCCTTCCTCCTCTTCTTTCATCAACTCACCATTTGATTCATAACGCCTAACCTCTATAAATTCATTACCTTGTAACTCCATTTCAAGAATCGCTACATCGTCTGTCGATTCAAATTCGTTACTTGCTTCGACTGCACTTTGTAACGTTGTAAAGAATCGTCCTTCTGATAATGTCCAATTGCTTAATGCGAATACGTCATTGATATTGATTGTTACTTTTGCTTCTGCCACTGTTCATCCCTCCACAATTCATAATGATTAGCTCATTAGCTTTTATAGTCTGTTTAGCTTTCGACTTTACATCTTCAAGACTGCACACCCTATTCATAACCCCACGATTATCGTCTGCGATTATTTAATGGTCGATAGGATATACAGTCTTCAAGGCATAATAAAAAGCCGCAACTCGTAGTGAGTGCGACTTTACCAACTAATTATTCATATCTAAATAACTTCATATCTTCCATCATCAATTCAGCATGCCATTCAGCTTGATCCTGTTGGTATTCTTCAATCGTATATTCATACCTAGAGTCATCAACATAATCATTAAACTTTTCAATATGAACTTCGAAAAAGTCACACACTACAGTGTAACAGAATTTTAATGTTTCAATTAGTTCTGAAACTTCTTGCTCATTAAAGCTTAGACTAAAATGCATTAATTTATTTCTAATCTTATTTAATTCAAATATTGCATTTCTCATATTATCGTCTATTTCTACATCACATAAAAATTCGATTCGAGCTAATGCTTCTTTTAACGATACGGTTTGGAGATTAGGATCTACTTCGAAAACATCCTTTTTATTACCCTTTTTCAAACTTTCTTTTGCCTTTTGATAATCTTTAATATTCGTAAACATTAAAGCAGCACTTCTCTCTGCCAACATTACTTTCAATAGAATTTCTATACCATGATTCAAAAAAATTACAGCGTCTTTTAAATTATGGGCGATTCCATCTACAAGATCGTCTAATTTTTCTATGCAAGAATGAGCCCCTTTTATAGAATCTGCACCATTTCCCAACAAAGAAAATCCTATTAGTTTTTGATCTTTTTGTTCTCCAAAAGTTTTTTCCATTTTTATCGCCTCCATCTACCTATACATCATAAGACAAATGGAATGATGTGCCAATAATACAAATCTGATACACATAAAAGAGACTACCAATTTAGTAGCCTCTCATGCTTGTTTTCGAAACACACATACAAGCGAACGTGTTTATATTTGTAAAGCAATTAATTTATAGCGCATTTCCGTGCGCTTTTTGATACTACTATCATATAACGGTTTTTCAATAGATTCAGCCACTACATAGTAAGGTACTATTTTAATACATTACTTAGATGATACTTTTTCAGCATACTGCATCATACGCATGATATTAGCGTGTTTCATCTTAATGTAGTTTGTACTGTAATTCAATTCATAAGCAATCATTTCGAGCGTCTTGCCTTCCACATGCTTACGATACAGTATTTTATATTCAAGCCCATTGAATGTACTAATAAGGGTTTTTAAATCATGAAGATCATTAAATTTATGAGCTAATTCATATTCGATTGCTTCAATTTTTTCTTCTACATTTGCACCTAATGATTTAGCTTCAAGCTTGTACTTACCTAAGTCATTTACATTTTCCCAACGTGCTAATTCACGTTTTGTTTTATCGAGATTGTATTCAAGGTAAGTAATTTGTTCTTCAAGCTTTCGATAATCCTTCAACCATTCGTACATGTGCAGCACCTACCTTGTTTGTTTATTTTATTTAAAGCTGTACTTTTATTTTTAAAATCTATTTCACAGGCAATTCACTATACAAACATAGCTATCACATCATAATAATAGTAAGGTAAAGCTAATTTAGCCTTACACCTCCTTACCTTTTTACTTAGGGTCACTCCATCCCAGGTGGCCCTTTTTTTATTGTCTTATCTCATAAAAATATATTTTTTAATGCCCATAGCTGATTGGTTTAACAACCATACTCCTTCTCTGCAGCCAACATAATATATAGTAATAGTAAAAAGGAGGTGTTTTTTATGGGATACTATGGTGGAAATGTTGGTGGCATAAATGAAGGCTGCTATTCTGGCGGCGGTTATGGTAATGGTTCAACATTTGCCTTAATTGTAGTTCTATTTATTCTTCTAATTATTGTCGGCGCTACATTCATGATGAATACTGGATATTAACATTTCCGATTTAAGGGTCGCCATCCCAGCCTGGTGACCCTTTTATAGTTTATTTCCCCAAAGTTTTAATAAACGACTATTATCGCTTTATTGGCATGCCTGCGCTTTAATAACTTTTGAAATTTATTTAGTTCCATTTTGTAATTCCTCCAGTTTTTTAATGACTACAGTCGCATATACAGCGCCATCAATCATTTCTTCACGGAAATGTTTAAGCCATTCAATAGTTGAATGATCCATTGGATTAACCGTTGTACCATACTTGGCCATACCTTTAGCAGTCTGTAATTCTAGTAAATTTTGCATATCTCGTAATACTGGATTTGCTAAGATTTGTTCTTCTATTGTCATGCTTTTAACCTCTTTCTTCTCATACGTACTTTTATTCTTTCCAGCTATAATTCAAAAATGTCTTTCAACTGATTTCGTACCATTTTAAATTCAGTAGTGTTGTTGATAGAATTTTCACTAACTAAATTACACAATTCATTGGTTAATTGAATTAATTTATTTAGAACTTCAACTTTATTTTCATTCTGTTTAACAGTTCTATGAAACTCAGGTGTACACACTGTCATACCTTTTACAGATACAGTCATAAGAACACTCCCTTTTCTCGCAATATTCAAAGTTACATTTTAAGAAAGTGAATAATGTAACTACAAAACTCAGTCATACCAAGGGTTCACATCACCTTTTCTATCAAAAGTTACGGTTACATTATGTTTTCCAAAGCTATATATAAACTAAATCAAATTCTATGAATTATATTCATCAAATTTAATACCTGTTATATATATATATATATTTGTAACTTTGTAACTTAAGAGAATAAAGATAGTAGTACCAAGGGTTTGAGTGGGTTACAAAAAAGTTACAAAATCGTAAAAGTTACATTTTTATTTTGTAACCGAGCATTTTTTGTTAAAGTATTCATGTTATTTAGCACAATTCCGAATAGTATTAATAACTGACACAATTCATTTTTACTATAGAAACACTCTTGCTGCCTTACCGTTTATCTTCTTTACGCCGATGGATAATTCGAATTTTTCACACGTACTTTGTACAAACAACTTCCTACTCTGTACGTTCAGTCCGTTTTCCTCAGCCCATATTTCGTATTCCTCGAAGCACTCTGGACTTCTTCGACCTACAAAATAATCCTTCTGATAATCTTGGAGATACTGCAGCACACTATTGTTCTCTTCGTGGTAGTTGTCGTTGAAGTTTTTAACAATATCGGAATCTGTAAACTTCTCATTTTCATAAAGTCTCAAATAACCCTCAATAATCAATCGTAGCCAATATTCAAGTGCTTCAGTAGTTGTCAGATTCGTGATGAACCGCTTGTCCTTCTTTTTCGGCTTTGAATACATCGGTAACCAATCTACACGGCGCTTGTACGATTCACCTTTTTCAAATGATTTCAGGATATGATTACTTGTGAAAATCAGAGACGTTGTTAACTCAACCTCCCTAGACTGCTTGAATAAATTCCTTGTTGCCACATAGTCACAGGTGCTGATATTCTTCAATAATTTCATCTGTTCGTTATCTATCGGTTGATCTTGGATATCGTCACCTAAGTTTGCTAATTTACCTTGCATTGTTGTGAAATAACGTTCATCAGACATGTTCTTGATACTCAACCCTGTACAGTTCTTACTATTCAATATCGCTCGAATAATGGTTAATAGCGTACCTTTACCATTCCCACCGTCCCCGATAAAAATGAAGAATTTCCCCATCATTCGTTTAAATTCCTTGTTGACTATCAAAGGATGGGATAATATTTCTAACAAACGCAAACGATAATCAGCGTCACTATCCGTTAAATGGTCAATATACTCATCAACAGCTTTAACAGGTTCTGCGTCTGGATAGTAAAAGATATCTATATTAAATGGTGTAAATTCTTGATATTCCACTTCGATGAATTTACCATCTCGTAAAATACCGTTTTTAAACTTAATGTCGAATGTTATATTAGAGTCAATTAGCGGCGCTCTGTACTCCATCTGTTTATATATCTCATCTACATATCTGGTTTTTTGTAATCCAACCTCTGCAAATATCAATCTCTTTAACTTGTTATCATCATTGATAAAGTCACCATTTTCAAAGTGATATAGGATATCCAGATATTTAACGACCTTATACTTCGTCATGATGAAATCTGCAATGGCTGGCTCATCATCCTTACCAGCTGTGATCTTCACATCGCGTGAAATGGTTTGAAATTCATCCTCGGATAAAGGTTTAGCGAATATATTGTTGTTAATAAACCGCAACACACTTTGCCACATAGATAGTTCATTAATTTTCATACGATGAGCGAACAAAGCTTTATTACGACCATCACCTTCGTCTAGACCTAGTAATGAGTCAAGACGTTTACGTGAATATAGAAAATCAGGTAAGTCCTCCCGCACACCTTCATTTTCAATTTCACGTAATATGCCGTTGCGCTTGATGGTTATATACTTTGTATTTGTCAGATGCTTATATTCCGTTTCAAAACCGAGCGGACACACTTTTGTAGCCCCTCTGAATCCCACAGGTTTTTTGAAGTAAAAATGACAACCTCGATCAGTCCACACAATCTGTGTTTTAACATTGAAAATACTAATCATCTTTTGAATAACTTCTTTAGGAAGATTATCAATGTCTACAATCAAATCATTATCAGTCAATACATAACCAGCATCTTTAAAGTGGTCATGATTGTCCGAGATATCAGCACCTTTGACAGCGTGTTTTAAACCTTCTTTAAATTCGATATACAC